GTAAACATATGTTTTATCAGATTTATCAACTAATGTTTCCTTTAAGAATTGACCCATACCATGTCCTATCATGCAATCGCGTTCCATCTCTCCAAACCTTAATCCTCCATCTCTAGCTCTTCCCTCAGGTGGCTGACGAGTAAGTACTTGACTAGGACCACGTGCTCTCGAATGTATTTTATCTTGCACTAAATGTTTTAATCTCATATAAAATGTAGGACCAATAAATATTTTTGATTTAATTTTTTTTCCAGTCATTCCGCAATACAAGTCTTCATAACCATTCTCATCAAATCCATATTTTTTTAATATTTCAGTTAATTGATCTATATTATATTCATTAAATGGAGTCGCATCAGCTATTTGTCCTTTTAATGCTGAAACTTTCCCTAATAAACATTCTAATAACTGACCAATTGTCATACGACTCGGTACCGCATTCGGACTCATAATTATATCAGGTTGTACCCCATCTTTAGTAAAAGGCATATCCGCTGATGATAATACAATACCACATGTACCTTTCTGACCGTGAGCTGAATTACCAGTCCAAACTGGTTTACCATTTTCTTTTACTAAAAATATTCCAGTTCTAACAGTTAAACAATAAACTTTATCATTATAATCAATCCAATTTTCTGATTGACCATTTTGAGTACGGACATGTCCATGATTAACTTGTGGTTCTGTCTTTGTCTTAATTATAGTTATTAAATAATTATCAGCATTAGTTTTAATAGTTTCTTTTTTACCATTTTCTCTAGTAAATATACTAGTAGAACCTTTTTTTCTACCTTCAGGTACTCTACAATGTGATGAATATCCAGCATGTAATGCTAATCTAGTTACATCATCTGCCAATTTTTTAGAAGATGTGTAATAAGTTCTATTATTTGATTTAGTAGTATGTCCATCACCTAATTCCATTGCACCTAATAAAATTCTACATTGTTCTTTATTTAATTGCCATACCCACTCTGGTAGAAATTTATTTAATGCTCCTACACTATATTTTTTCATTAAGTCAGCTAATTGCACATTAGTAATTCTCCATTGATCTTTTTTATCTTTACTAAAATAAAAGTTTCTATTAAGTGTATCACATTTATTAAGTGCATCTTTAACTCTTTGTTTATTAGCTGCAATACCAACAGTTTGTCTATCTGACCACCCTTCGGCAATCCAAATACCAAAGAATGTTAACCAATCATTCATATATATTTCAACTTCTTCTCTAATTAATCCATTACCATCAACATATGCTGGTATAATGAATTTATCACCAATCCAGTTATCTGGTTGAAAGTTATTTGCATTCTTTTTATATTTAACTCTTTTACCAAATACATTTTCTGCAGTCATAAATTCAAAGTTGTTCTTGTTACGTTTCTTAATCCACATTCTATGATTTGGAGTTACTGTTAGATCTACTTGTTGAGATTGTAATTGATACATTTTACCATTATAATCGTATTCGTGGACTTTTAAAGGTCTTTCGTAGTATATATTATCGTCATTATCTAATATAGCTACTTTATCTTCAAGTGTTACATCACATATATTTTTCCACCCTTTTGTAGTTAATACACCACAACATGGTTTCAAACAAGCAAGTTTATCGCCGATATTAGGTGTCCTTTCTGATCTAATTTGCATTGCATACATTTCATATCCATCCGAATTATATATACCAGTATATACTTTATCAACATATCCACTTACATTTGATTTATAAACTTGGGAATTATCTTTATAAACTTGAGATTGATTTTCTGCACCTGGATCTATCGGACTAATTTTTCCAATAATTACATCTCCATTCTCTACTTTACCTTCTACTGGAATAAATCCTTGCATATTTAATTTATCATAATTAGCTTTCTTAATTCCACTGACTTTAGCAGGATCCGGTTTTGTAAATTTATCGTCCTGAGACGTAGATGGATTTTTCTTAATTTCATCAATATACTTTTTATATACATACGATCTAAATAATCCTCTGTCTAAAGCTGATTGATTCATAATTAAACTATCCTCTTGATTATATCCAGTATAACAAGCAATCGCAACAATAACATTTTCTCCATTGGGTAATTTATCCATATTTAAATACTTCATTGGTGTTGTTTGTACCAACTTATAACTTGGATTCGCTAATCTATAACTAATATCCATTCTATATCGCTCATTTGTTGCAAAAATACCCTTTCCTTGCTTCGTTTGAGAAAAACTAAAAATATTTCTTGGCGCTTGATTGTGATTCGCAAAAGGAATACATGCTGATACACTACCTAACATCATTACTGGATGAAACTCACAATGTGTATACTTTAAATATAAAGTATTATTATATCTATTAATTTTATCTCCCGAAGGATTAGGATTTTTAATCTCTTTTTCCATTCTTAATCTATGCTCATTTAAGTCTCTAACCCTCATCGCTACCATTATTCTTTCTGATTCTTCCACATCTACATAATCAATCACTCCTATGTACTTTAATAAAAAATTATTTAATCTTGTTATCTTTTTACTGTCTATTCCTTCCTCATCTATGTTTTCTAACATCTTCTTTGTTAACACTAATTTATTATCCTTCACTTTTAATAAAGGACGAATCATACGCCCTCCGTCTGAATAAATTCTTATCTCATTAAAATTAATATCTAATACTATCGAAACATGCTTGTTTATAAAATTATTATCCCTTTTCTCTTTTAAAAAATTTACTAAACTAATATCATCATCTACATAACCTAATAAACGACCATTTAAAAATAACATCGTTTTTGTATCATATGGATGAACTGTTGTTAAATTAATGATTTTATCCTTTATTAATTCTTCTATAATAATTTCCTGAGATAACATATTTACAGTAATATCAGCACTCAATGCTAAATGTTTCTGTAATCCTGTTTTTTGACCTTCTGGAGTTTCTACAGAATCTAAAAAACCATATTGATTACATCTAACATGTCTTATATCTACTAATTTTTGAGTTGTTGAATCAATTGATGGAGAAACTACTCTTCTATAATTAGATACAGTTGAAGGATAACTATATCTTTGTAATGCTTGTGATACTCCCTTTCTAACTTTAGTTGTACCCCATACTCCAGTTGATAATCCATTGATTAAACCAATCTCTATCGTACTAGGCTTTATTAAATTTATCACATTAATCGGATTATCATGATTATCTGTATTCTTCTTTCCGAAAATTTTATTTATATCATTTAACATCTTTTTATATAATTGATTAAATAATTGGTAAATTAATATTCCTGGCATATCTACTCTCTTATTAATATAATCATCTCTGTTATCCGCCTCTAATCTACCTAAATATACATTTAACATCCTCTTCGTCATATAACATATATATATCGCCTTCTCCATTAAATTATTTCCTAAATGAGGTAAGACATCATCTTTTAATGTATTTACAATAAATATTTTTTGCTCTTCTTTTTTAATCATCTCATCTGTTTCTGTAGTTCTCTTAAACTTCTTTATTTTAGATATTAAACATACTACTGCATCATCATTATTTTTAACTATTAAATCTTCTCCTTTCTCATTCTTTACACCTTGAATAAAATTCTCATTTAAAGTCTCTCTTAATATATTTATCATTGATGTATCATCTGGATCATTCGTAATTTGATCTACTATTTGCTGATCTGATACCATTCCTAATGCTCTTAATATAATTACTAATGGTACATCATTAAAATGAGGTGTCTCGATATAAATTGAACCATTTTTTTTCATCTTAATATTAAATGTTTGAATCATTCCAGTATAATTATTCTTTTTAGAATTTACTGTAGCATAAATTTGATAACCACTCGCAAAATTACTATCTTTTTTCTTAAACACTAAAAATTTATTATCACATAATCTTTCCATACCAATTATAACTTTCTCATTTCCCTTCACAATAAAATAACATCCAGGATCATATTTACACTCTGTATTTTTTATATCTTTTCTAATATTTGTATTACAAAAAGAACTTTTAATCATAATTGGAACAGCTGCTATTTGCTGCTCCTTCTCTTCTCCACCTATTTGTTTTATAATTGTCTTTTCTGTATTTATATCATATATCTCTTGAATCTGTTTTACATTCGCCTCTACCTTTGCTGAATATGTATAATTATTTTTTCTAGCATCCTCCGGAAACATATATTCCTTTTTACCTGGAATTTCTGGAGGCTTTATAGAAATTTCATCAAATAAAAATCTATACTTAAAAATTTTATTTCCTAATACACTCTCATAAAAAATATTCTTATTCTCCTTTAACATTCTTGGAATCATATCCTCCATACACTGATTAAAATGATTATACTGTAACTTATACATGGAATTAACTTCCTTAAATATTAAATGTTGTAATGGTAATATATCATCTTGATTAATTTCCTCCATATTTTTATATATATATTAACTACTATTTAAATAATTTAATATCAATTTTTTTATACTAAAATTAATATAAAAAAATTAATTCATAAAAAAAAATAAAACCTCATTAAAATAAACTAAAAATTATTCTTAATCGATTTTACTTTAACTAATTATTTCTAAAATTCAAAGTCAATGTCATTATCAATTAAATAATTTACCACCTTCTTATACTTTTTTTTTAATTGTTCATGTTCCTTCTTGAGATTATCATATTCTAAATTAGATGATTTTTTTAATTCTTTATTATCTGAACTACTAGTTGATTTTACAATTTCTTTTTTTGCTGGTTTTGAAGCAACATCCAAATAACTTTTACCTTCATTCACATTCTTCTCAATATTAATTACATTTGATAAAATCTTTGGATTATTTTGTCTCTTCTTAACTGCAATAGTAGCCTTATCTTTAATTAAATAATTATTTTCTACATCATCTAATAATACTTCTACTTCTTTATCATCATATTTAAAAACTAATTTTGACTTGTCAGGACTATTTCCAATAATTTTCCCTTCTTTAATTTCATCATTAATTTTACATTTTGTATCTTGCATATTTGGAAATACTTTTGCATAAATAATTTTAGAATCTAATTCATTACTAATAAATTTTACAGTAGGATAATCATTATCAATATTTCTTCTATTTCTATTCTTTATAACATTCGCAAAATCTTTGAAATTAACAAAATCTTCCTCTGGTTTATATTTAATCTCAGAACCATCTTCACACTTACACAACATAAGTCCTTCACCTGCATAACCGATCACTGTAACAATTTTATCTGTCTTAATCAATTTTTGCTCACGCTGATTAAAAAATATTTTAGTATCATCATAAAAAACATACGGAACTGAATCTTTCATCTCATAATCATTAAAAATAATTTCATCAATATCTAATAATATTTTTGATTTTCCATCCTCTTTTATACAACATAATTTATCATTATCAACTCCATCAATAGAAATTTTATTACTATCTTTGGTAGTATATAATTTATTTTTATCAATAATATATTGCTTATCTTTCATTATAATAATTTTATCTCTTTGATCACTAAGAACATTAATATTTTGATTTAATTGAATTTCCATAGTATAGTAAATTTTAATGAGGTTTTTAATAATATCTTCTTTTTTTTGCTATATATTTTTATTAGGTAATATAAAAAAATTTCAATTTTTTATCAATCTAATATTTCATTTAATGCTTCATCTAATATATTATTAATATCATTTTCGTCTTTGATTTTTTTAATTAAATTACAATTCTTATCTTTCTTAATTTTAACAAAATTATTTGATCTTTTTGTTTGAAAACTTTTTTTATAATTATTTGTTATAATTTCAAATATTAAATCATAAAACATTTTATATACCTCTTCTAAAATAATATTAAAATATTTATTAATATAATTATAAAGAATATTAAACTTTTTAAATAAAAAATTATTTTTTATTCTTATATATAAAAATTTGCTTTTTTTATTAAATCTAGTATTTAACAAATGTTTTTTATAATAATATCGTCCCATTAAACAACAAAAAATTATAAAAAATAATGAAAATACATTCAAAAAATTTATAATAAATAAACCAAATAAAAAAATTAACAATTCCATATATTTATAATTATATTACCTTCTTAAATATTATTAAAATTATTTTTTATAATTCTTTCTTTTTTTTGTTTAAATTTTCTAAATTATCATCAATAAAATCGTATTTTCTTTTATTATTAAAATTTAAATCATACTCATTATTATATTTTCTAGAAGAATTTAAATCATCTTTTTCTTTAAGAAAATCTTCATAATCATCAATTGATTCTTCATGATTATCTGATATATAATTTTCTCTCCTAATATTAAAATTTCTATTATAATATTTATCATATATAGGGTCTTCATCATATCTCATACAATTTTTTTCATTTTGATAAATACTTTTATTAATTCTTTTATTTACTTTTTTATTTTTCTTCTTATGAAATAATAATGCTTTATTTAATAATTCTTTATGAAATACTAAATTATCAAAACTTACTTCATTTAATATTCCATCTTGATGATAGATGAATCTTTTAGTTCTTTTATTATAACTATTTATAAATACTTTTTTCATTTTATTTTGACCATCATGAATAATTTGTTCTCTTTTTGGAATTTTTACAGCAATGAGTTCTCCATTATATAAAATTTCAATAAATATTGGTGGATATTCATTTGTATTAAAATTCGTCATTTTATTTTTAGTAAATTTAGCTTGTTCCAATAAATCTTTCCAAATAATAATTTCCCCTGGATCTAAAAAAATAGTTTTATCATTTAAAATACAATTCAATTTCATTATTTTATTATCATAATATAATATTTCAACTCTTTGATTATATATTGATTTTTGAATTGGATTATGGATATAAACTTCAACACCATTAATAGGAATTATTATTTTATCTCTCATTTTTATATGTATTAATCTATAAAGGGTTGAATTATTTAAATTCAATTTTTTGTCATAAAATACATATATAAATTTAATTAATAAATATATTATGAATAATATATTTAAAAATGTTAAAAAGTCTTGGAAAAAAATATTACAAAAATATATTAATAATGATATTTTAAATTTATATAAGAATAAGAATACATTTCCTAAAATAAATAATATATTTGAAACATTTAAATATTTTGAACTAGAAGAAACAAAATTAGTTTTTTTAGGTCAAGATCCATATATAAATTTTAAAATTATTAATAATGAAATAGTTCCTCAAGCTACAGGATTATCTTTTTCGGTACCAGAAAATTTTCAGATTCCTCCTTCTTTAAAAAATATATTTATTGAAATAAAAAATTCGTATCCTAATTTTATGATACCTCAAAATGGTAATTTAGAAAGATGGGTATCAGAAGAAAAAATATTATTATTAAATACATCATTAACAGTAGAAAAAAATAAAAGTAATTCTCATAAAAAATATTGGGAAAAAATAACTGATAATATTATTAAAGAAATATCAGATAAACATTCAAATACAATATTTCTTTTATTAGGTAATAATGCTAAATCAAAAAAAAAATTTATTGATTTAAAAAAACATATTATTATTGAAGGAGTGCATCCTTCACCTTTAAGTGCTTATAAAGGCTTTTTTAATAGTAATATTTTTAAAAAAGTAAATATATCATTAAAAAAACAAAAAAAAAAACCTATTAATTGGTAAGTATTATACATCTTCAAAACATACTCCAGAAGTTTCTCCATTTGAATAAACATACTTTAAAAAATAATAAATTATTGTAGAAATAAATGCTGTTTTATGATCTCCAGTAACAGCAAATCCACCAGAATACATTAAAAATATTTGTACTGGTTTACTTTGAACTAGATCTCTTTGTTTTTTTCCTGTTTTAATTCCTAAATCTTGTGCTAGTACCTGTAAAATTCCATACGCCGCTCCTATTTTTAAAACTTCATCCAAATTTAAATTCATATATATTATTTTACAAAATAAATTTGAAATAAAAATTATTTAAAGACAAAGTAATTTCTTATATAGATAATGGAAGAAATTTTAGATATACTAGAATCTTTAGAAAAAACCGATAAGGATGTAAAAAAGAAAAAGGATATTAAAGAGTGTAGTTTATGTAAATCAAAAAATTTATATTCGGATAGGGTAGAGGGAAAAATATTTTGTTTAGAGTGTGGTTTAGCATTAGGAGATATATTAGATTTAAATCCAGATTGGAACAGTATTAATAGTACATCAGATAACAATAGTAGATGTGGTTGTCCGACTAATTATTTTTATCCTCAATCATCATTAGGAACAAAAGTATCGTATGGGAATAATAGATTATCAACATTAGAAAAATGGAGTCAGATGCCGTATAAGGAAAGGAGTAGATATGATGTATTAAAAAATTTAGAGGAGAGGTGTAAGAAGAATAAGATTAGTCAACCGGTGATAGATAATGCGAAGAATTTATTTTATCAATTATCGAATAAGAAAATTATTGATAAGAAGACAGGAAAAGAAAAGTCTGTAATAATCAGAGGATTAAACAGGGAGAGTATTATATCATCGTGTGTATATTATGGTTCAAATTTGCAAGGTGAGCCAAGAACAACAAAAGAGGTAGCAGAAATATTTGAAATTTCAGAAACGAATGTAACGAAAGGGAATAGAAAGTTTAGGGAGTTAATGATTGGAGATAAAATTATTAAGAATATTAGGTTATCGGAGGCTGAGGATTATATAGGAAGGAAGGAGTATATAGAGAAGTTAAATTTAGATGAGAAGCAAATCTTAATTTCAAAAAAGATAGCGAAGAATTTAAAGAGGTTAAATTTAGCAACTGATCATCAACCTGCATCGATAGCAGCGGGTAGTATTATGTTAATGGGTAGTATATTAAGGATAAATTTAAACAAGAAGATGATATCATTAACATTTAAAATATCGGAGGTAACAATAATGAAAACTTTTAATAAGATAAAGGATTATGCGCGTGTATTAATAAGTGATAAGGATACAGATAAGTTAATTGAGCGTGCGGAGATAAGTAAATTAGAGTTAATAAATTCGGAAACATCGGATGAGTTAGATAGTATAAATAAATCAGATTATGAGTTATCAGAATCAAATTTATCAGATGAGTTTGAGTCTAAATTAAAAGTGCATGAGGTATAATATCATCAATTGTATCAACAGTAATAATTGTTAAGTTATTAAATAATTTAGAGTCATTTTTTTTAATTTTTATATAATCGGAGTTATTTTCTCTAGAAATTATAATTTTTTTAATGCCAGCTTTTTTAGCTCCATTAATTTTATATTCTAGTCCTCCAATTTTAGTAACATTACCTAGTAAATCAATTTCACCAGTCATAGCTACAGTATTATTAATTGGTTTTTCTAATAATCTTGAAATAAATGCGGTAGTAAATGCACATCCAGCTGATGGACCATCTTTTGGAGTTGCACCATTTGGAGCGTGTACATGAAATCCTGATTTAAATTTATCATTAATTAAATTTTTAACACATTCAATATTATATTTAGATTTATTTTTATCTACATATTGTATTGCACAAGTTAAAGAACAATGGACACTTTCTTTCATAACATCACCTTGATGACCAGTTAATTTTAATGTAAATGGAGCATCAGTATTAAAGTAATTAACAAATATTTGTATAGGTACAATTCCACCTCCGCCAATTGTAGTAGCATATAATCCATTAATAATTCCTACTTCTGGATTTTTATGAATTTTTTGAATTTCCAATTTTGGTTTTTCTAAAATATTTTCAATTAATTTTTTATCTAATTTAATTTTAGTTTTATTATTCTTAAATAAATTTCTTTGGTATAATCTATCTACATTTAAATTTAGCAAAACAAATTCTAATTTTCTTTTTAACTCTCTAACACCAGCTTCATATGTATACTTATCTATTAAAAACTTTATATCATCATCTTTTATTTCAAAATCATTTATATTGAAACCTATTGATTTACAAACCTCCTTAAACATATAATCCTTCAAAATTTTTACTTTATCATTAACATTATAAGGTTTAATATCAATTTCAATAAATCTATCAACTAAAATTCTATCAATTAAACTACTGTCATTATAAGAAAATACCATTATAACCTTATCTAAAGGAAAATCAATCCCCTGAAAAAATCTGTCCTGAAATGATTTATTCATATTCGGATCAGTTAAATGAATTAATATATTAGTTATTTCATTAGATCCATTTTTCGAACAAGCTTTATCCAATTCATCGAAATATAATATACATCTACTTTTACCAGCTTCAATCATTTTTTTTACAATCATTCCAGGTTGAGAACCAGAGTAAGTATAACCGTGGCCGTGTAATAATTCACCATCATTCTGACCACCTAATGTAATTTGTGCAAAAGGTATATTTAATGCTTTACTAATACTATTTGCTAATAAAGTTTTGCCAACCCCAGGAGGTCCAACCAATGCAATAACACTTCCTCCACTATTGGGATTTGTTATCCATTTACCAATTATTTGTAATAACGATTTCTTAGCTTCAATATGACCGTAAGTTAAATTTTTTAAATTATCTTCAATATCAGATATGTATTTTTTTCTTTTTTCAATATCTTTATTAAGTTCTTCAAAAATAACATCATCATTTACAGAAGGCCAAGGAAATTTAATTAATGTTTTTACATATTGTAATTGTTTATAATATTCATTATTTGATAATTTCATTTCTTCTACTTTTTCTAATGCTAAGGCTTTTATTCCTATTGGCATATTCTTTATTGATAATATTTGTTTTTTAAAATCAATATCATCAAGCGATATAGATTTAATTTTTTTTAGTTCATCTTTCATAGTCGAAATATTTTTTTTTAATTTAATTTGACTAATATAATTTAAATTATTAAAAATGATATCATAAATTAAACAATTATTATTTTTTTTATCTTTTGTAATTTCGAATAATAAACCAGCAATATTAATATTTTCTTCATTTCCTAGTAATAGTAATCTAATAATGTTAAACATTTCAGTAATACTAATATTTTTTTTAATAAAATCTTTCATAATTATCATAAATGATTTAGATATTAAATCTATATACTTTTCATAATTTTCGTCAATATAATCAATAATATCATTATTATATCCTAATATTTCAAATACATTTAGTGTTTTAAAAAAAGTTTTTGCAAATTTTTTGGTAGCCTTACATTTTTCTAATTTACTTTCTAATAATCTTTTTTTAAAATATAAAAATTTATTTGATATCTGACAAGTCTTAATATAAAGATTTATGTGATCATTTAATATTAATCCTTCAAAATATATAGTTTTATCAGAATATTTAACTTCAATACAAATGACTCTATTTAATAATTCATCATTATTCACTTTTTTAATATAAATATTATAATTTTTTAAATATTGATTTATATTATCTTCATACACTTTTTCTTCATCTCTTGAATTTTTACTAAAATTTAAATCATTCATATTTTTAAATTTTTTATTTAAAATATCAAATTTTAATGGCAAAAATATTTTATTTAGAAATTTTAGAAAAATTAAACTATCATAATCAAATATACTTTCTAATCTTATCTTTAATAATAATTCTATAATTATATATAGACTATTACTTCCATAATTTTTTGATAAATTAAATATTTTGAATCTTTTAAAATCTAAAGGATATAAAAAATTATTTAATTCATCATTATAATTTAATATAAACTTATTTTTTAAATAATTCCTAGCAATGTTAAATGTATCATCTTTGTCATTATTTAAATCAATATCTAAGTTATTAACTAATATTTCTAATAAGTTATCTACTTTATTTATTATTAAATTATTATACTCAATGTTAATTTCCTTTATTATTTCATAAATTCTACCTATTATTAAATTTCTATCATATAAACTTACTATATTAACATCATAGCAATAATTAATGTGTTTTTGAAAAGATATTAAATAATTACATAAAAATTTATAGTTTTTTTGAATATTATATATAACAAATTTATTTTGTATCTCAGTCATAATTATAATAATATATTTAATTTTTAAATTAATTTGAGTTTATTTCTTTCAAAATTAATATATATATAATATATCATGTCTGAAAAAAAATATAGATCTTTTAAAATTAAAGAAACAGATGGAACTTTCCGTGGTAGATACTTAGGTGAGTCTCCATATCAAGCTGCAAATAAAGCATTATCTGAAATTATTCGTAAAGATAAAGATGTTAATACAAATGATATTAACTTTACATTAATTGAATCTACAAAAGGTAGTAAAAATAAAGAACATAAATATCAAGGTAAAAGAATTAAATTAAATGAACCTATTACATATCAAACTAAAAATGGTATTAATGTTGAAAAAAAATATAAAAATGAATTAAAAAAAATTAAAAAATCAGATTCTTAAAAAATTATATATAGTATATATATATATATGGAATACTTAAATAAAGTTAAACAAATAACACCTTTAGATGGAGTTGATAAATTTTTATCATTACCTATAATATTCACATTAGTCGTAATTACACAGGGTTGCTTTGGTGGAAATGGTGTTGGTCAAACACCTAAAGCAATTAGTAAAATATTTAAATCACAATTTGCTAGATTTTTATTTATCTTTTTAATTGCTTATACTGCTACAAGTGATATTGAAACTGCTGTAGTATCTACTGTAGTATTTTTTATTGTCTTACATATGTTAAGAACTGAAGAAGAGAAAAAAGAACTAGGATCATATTTCTAATTTATATTGTAATGATATATCATATAATAAATTAAAAATTTCTAAAGAGTTTAAATTATAAAATCTAGATAAATCGTAATCAATATTATTTTTACAAAAAAAATCTTTAATTGAATTAATATTTCCGTAATTATTTATTAATTCAATATCATTTAAAATATATTTATCTGTAATCATATCAATATCACTTTTATATTTATTATATTCTTCCTCATCCAAATTTATTGAATTAATTTTATATAATAAGTTATTAAAATAATTAATTAAATTAGTTTTAGTAAATTTACTTATTATACCTAACTTCTCTATTTTTGTAATTTTATTATTAATATAATCTTGAATTAAATTATTATTCTTATTTAAATTAAAACTTATATCATCTAATTCTGATTTTTTATATACTAAATCATCTGAACTATTATCATAACTTTTTACTAACATACAAAATTTACTTTCATTTACTTTTAATAATTTTTTTAAACAATTTACTAAATCTAATAAATCTTTATTATCTAAATTAAAATTATATTTATTTTTTATATCATCTAATTTATTTTCTAATATATCTAAATGATCACTTATCTTAGTTTTCTCAACATTATCTAAATTAATATATCTATTACAATTAGAATTATATTTTAAATTTTCAATTTGAAGATTTAATTTATTTAATAATTTATGAAACTTATACTTTAAACTATCTGCTTCATCAAATTTATCTGCTTCTTTAATTATTTTTTCTAATTCTTTTTCATCTAAATTTTTATTGTAATTATCTATTTTTATTTTAACTATATTATCACTATTTTTTTCTTTTGCAGATACTTCTAACATACAATTATTATTTACACTCATTTCAATAACAATTACATTCTTACCCTTTTCTTTTTTACTAATATTACTCAATATTAACTTATCTATTAAAATATTATCTTTAACTAATGACCTCTCACCTTGATAAATACTTATCTCTAATTCACTAATATTATCCTTGTCATTTGTAAAAACACTCTTATTTCTTGTTGGTACCTTATTACCTTTCTTTATTATTTTTGTCATTAAACCATTTTCTGTTTCTACTCCAATTGAAAGAGGTAATACGTCAACTAATGCAATACTTTTAGAAAATACATCTTCACTATTTTTTAAAATATATCCTTGTAAAGCAGCTCCATATGATACAACTAGATCAGGATCAATATTATTAACAATTTTATTATTATGAAATTTTATATTAATTAATGAAATTATTTCATTTAATCTGGATGATCCTCCTACCATAACAATAAAATCGATATCATTATAATTTATATTACTGAAATTAATAATTTCATCAATTAATTTTTCTATTTTATCTAGCAAGTGATTAAATAGGTAAGTTATTTCATTTCTTTTTTTTGAATATTTAAAATTTTGTAAATTAATTTCATTAATATCATTTTTTTTAAATTTTTCACATAATTCTTTTAAATTTTTTTTATCTTCACTTCCTAATTCAAAATTTATTTCTTTTAATACATCGTCTAATAATAAATTAGTAAAATCTTCTCCTCCTAAATTATTATCTCCATTAGTTGCTATTACTTCGTATAAACCATCGTCAATATTTAATATTGATAAATCAAAGGTACCTCCACCTAAATCAAATATTAATATATTAATATCGTTATGATTATTAAGTCCATATGCTAATGCAGCGGAAGTTGGTTCATTTAATAATCTAATACAATTTAAATTAGATAATTTACTAGATATCAAAACTGAATCTCTTTGATTTTGATTAAAATGAGCAGGTATTGTAATAACAACATCTTTTATTTCTTGTTGTATTTGTTTTTCAGCTTTTTTTTTAATAAATTTTAGGATTAAACTATTTAATTCTTCTAATGTATAATTTTTTTTTTCATATTTGTTATTTAAAATAATTTTGTTGTTTAAATAATTATAATCATAATTTAAATCATTTAAAAAAAGATTTGATACATTATTTTCTTGTCCAATAAATCTTTTAATATTTTTAATACAATTCAAATTATTATAATTAGAATTACAAATAATTTTTCCTTTATTTGTAAATTCAATTATACTAGGAAATATATTACTATTGCCGTTCTTTATATTTACATATTTTTTACCATCCCAATAACTAGCTACTGAATTTGTTGTTCCTAAATCTATTCCTAAAGTAATAATACTCATAATAATTTATAATATTTTATAATATTATAAATTACGAATTTTTATATTCATCTAAATATTTATTTTTATTAGTTTTAATATCTTCTATTTCAATATCTAAATTTAAATTAATATCTGAATCTAAAAATAATGAATTATGATTTTCAGATAATTCATCATTTATATAATCTATTATAAAATTTATTTTATTATCATATTTTTTTATAGATTTATATATTTTTTCTAATTTTATAACAAAATTATCATCATTTATATCAAAATAATAATCATCTAACATTTTTAAAGTTTTTTTTCTCATATAAGTTTTAAAATTATTAACTTTTTTTAAAATCTGATCTTTATCTATTAATTTATTATTTTTTTTAACATTAATATTTAATAATTCACAATAATTTAAAAATGTTTCATAATTTTCATCATTCATTTATATAAGCATATTATTTTTTATTTAAATAAAATTTATCCTAATATTCCATCATTTAATAGAGATTCAATCATATTATTATATTTTTCTCTATCTTTCAAAATATCATCCTCTTTGTCTTTATACTCACTTTTCGATTCATCTCTTAAATCTTTAAAATCATTTATATAATTATTATCTAATGATAAATTATTTAACTCCTTAAAATTATTCTTTTTATCCTTCAATAATTTAATTTTTCTTTCTTCAATAATTTTATTAAAATTAATATTAACTTCTTCTTTATTCTCTTTTATTGGAATTTTTAAGTCATTTTGATTTTTAACTAACTTATTTTCTTTAGTTATAACTTTATAAGGAATATTTTTGATTTCATATTTAGTATTTATTCTAGACTTATTTTCATTCTCAAATGAATATACAACATCTGGATTAAATTTATTATTAAACATAATATTATATTATTATAAATATTTTTAATATTAAACTAATATATGAAAAGTGATGATAGTAACTTTATTTTAAATTTAATGGATAAAATAAAATATGAAATTAAAGTAGATATCCCATTAGAAAAAATAAATTTTGTTAATAAAACTAAAATTTATAAAAAAAATATTAATACTATTCAAAATTATAATTTTGATAATCTTATATCTAGTGAGTACAATGATAACATAGATAATATTTTGAATGATAATTTAAGTATTAAAAAATTTATTAATACAAATTTTTATGAAAAAAATTTAATTTCTAATTTTGTTTCAACTAGAGTTTTAAGAGATATAATTAATAATATAATAGTTAAAACAACTTACATTATGAATAATAGAAAAATAATAATTTTTTCAAAGACTTTTATAAAAGATAAATTAATAAATAAAATTGATTCGATATTAAATTTTTTTAATTATTTGACTAATAAAAATAATTTTTATGAAGTTCAAATTTATTTATCAGATGAGAAAAAAAAAATAAATTCAAATCATAATTTTTTAGGACCTGATAATATAAATTCTGGTTTAACTTTACCTGGTCATTATATAATTTTATTTAGAAAGGAAGAAATGATAAAAGTATTATTTCATGAATTAATTCATTATTTAGATTTAGATATGCGAAATTATCAAAAAGAATTATTTTTTTTGTATGATAAAGTAAATCTAAAAGCTGATATTATTAATCCGAATGAAGGATATACAGAAATATTAGCATTAATACTTTTAAATATTTGGGAATCTAATTATAAAAATATTAAAATTAATAATTTTTTAGAAAAGAAATTAAATTTTGAATTATATTGGTCATTTATACAAATAACTAAAATTTTAAAATTTTTTAATTATAAATCATTTGATAAACTATTTAAAAATGAAAATATATTTTATCAAAAAACAAATGTGTTATCTTATTTCTTTTTTAAAACTATATTATTATTAAATATAAATTCTATTTTTAAAGACCTTACTTTAGATAATTTATACATTAATAAAAATAGATTTAATATAATTAAAAATAATTCCGATTTAAAAGATTTAAAAGAATATATTGATATAGTTTATCAAGAATATGATACTAATAAATTTGATAAAAATACTTTGAGAATGACTTTTTTTGGATAAGATTTTAAAATTATTATAATCAATATATTAAATGGGTATTAAAAGACTTAATAAATATTTATTAGATATTAACTCTATTAAAATTTATGATATTAATGATTATTTTATTAATTATCAAAATTCTGTTATCGCTATTGATGTTTTACTATACACTCATAAATACAAATTCTCTTGTGATAATATTTATGCTGCATTTATTAACCAAATTATTAAATTTTTACAAAATAAAATTATACCACTTTATGTTATTGACGGTAAGGCTCCTATCGAAAAACAAAAATCTATAAAACATAGACTAAATAAAAAAAATAAAATTAATGATAAAATAGAATTATTACAAAATCAACTAAATAATGATAATGTCGATGTTGAAGTGATTAAAAAAAAAATAGAAAAATTAATGAAAAATAATATTAATATTGACTCTAATTTAATAAATAATTTAATTAATCTATTTAAAATATTTAATGTACCATTTATTCGCGCAACAGGAGAAGCAGATGTACTAATTTCTGATCTTTATAAAAAGAATATTATTTCTTTATGTTTATCTGAAGATACTGATTTATTAACATTTGGATGTAAAAAAATAATAAAAATTTATAAAAAACAAATTTATGAATATGATTTAGATTTAATATTAAAAAATATGGATATTAATTATAACCAATTTATTGAAATATGTATTTTATTAGGGTGTGATTATCTGCAATCTAATCTTAAATTAAATGTCTTTGATATAATAAAATCATATAAAAATAATACTATATTTGAAAATTTATCTGATAAATATATTCATAAATTTAATAATACTAAAAATATCTATACACAAGAAATTTTAGATGAATATTACATTCATATTAATATAGATTATATTAATATAAACGAATTAATTCTTTTTATACAAAATAATTGCTCTGATATTAATTATAATAAATTTAAATACCAAATATCATTTATAAACTCTTTAATTAAAAATAATAAATTTAATTGTTAATGATTATTTAACAATGTTTTATTTACATTTTATTTTTTAAAAAATAAAATATCATTTATTTTTTAAATAGGTATTTCACACAATACCGTTATTTTTATTATTCTTTTACACTTACTCTACTAAAATTTTATTATTCTTTGACACATACTACTACTTTATTTTTATTATTCTTTAACTCTTATTACTACTTAATTTTTATTATTTTTAATTTATTATTCTTAAACACTTACTACTGATTCTTTTTTATTACCTTTTTTTGATTTTGTTTTTTTTTTTGGTTCTTCATTTAAACTAACTTCTTCTAATTCTTCATTTCTTTTTTTCTTATCTTCATCATATACAAATTTAATATGTTTTTGCATCTGAGTAAAGTATAATTCTTCACCATCCTTTAAAGAATTCTTGAATAAATTTTTAATTAATTTATTTGGAATAATAATTTTTTTATTCTCTGAACTACATAAATCATTCTCCTTACAATATGCCCAAATTCTTTTTGTTACCTCAATTCTTGGTAACTCATCTCCTTCAAAATTCCAAGGCTCACTTTTAAATACTAATGGGATTAATGATGGTGCAATAATTCCACTTGGCTTTCTAGGCTTACCATCTTTCTTCTTTTTACCTTTTAATGCTGCAATCTCTTTCAACTCCCTTTTTAATAAAATTCTCTCTTCTTTTCTATCTTTCTCCAAATTCTTAATAAATAATTTTAAATTTAAAATTTGTTCATCTACAATTTTAGATTTCAATAATCTTAATTCTTCATTTGTTTTAGTTTCATCTAAACTTACGTTCTCTTCACTCATATTTATTTCTTTTGTTTCACTCATTATAAATTATATAAATAACATTTCTTTATATAATTTACATCTAAAAAAAAAAGAAAAAAATAATTTTTTATAAATATTTAAAGATAGAGTAAAGTATATTATATATATGAGTTCAGATAATTGTTTATTATCAAAGGAAGAAGTATTATTAGATTCTTTACATGATTTTTATAAGAATAAGAATAATTTAAATAAAATTTTACCTATTGTTACAGGTACAAGTGAATTATCTCTAAGAGTTTTAGATTATTTTGTTACTAATTATTCTAAAAATAATTCAATTAATTTAGGAAATAAAAATGATACAAAATATAATGTATATCATGATTATAAAAATAAATTAAAATCATATAATAAAAGATTTTTTGACCCATTTTGTAGAATTAATAAAAAAAATATTACAAATAAAATTGCTTTTAAATATGATGATGAAAAATATATTGTAACAACTATTGGTCAATTAAATTTTTTTAGATGGGCGATAAGGAATAAAATAATAGATTATGTAATAAATGATTTAGAAAACATAAATAACGAGATGAATAATTATAATTGTAAAAAAAAAATATTTAAAACCAAGTATGAGAATAAGATTGAAAAGGATATTAATTTAACTACTGTTATAAATTTTGGAGATTATAAAAGATCATCTATAAATGTTAAGGCAAGTAATATTAATAATGAAAAATATAATATTACTAAATTAGAATTTAAATAATTTATATTTATATATATATGGATTATATTTATATATTTATGTTATTATTAATTGCATTTATTTTAATTAACAAATTATCTGAAGATCGATGTAAAAGTAAAGAATATTTTACACAAATTGAAGATAATAATTTTATTTGTAATGATGAAAAAGCATCTAATGCTTATTTAGGTGATGTTGAAAATAAAAAAATAGATAATAGTTATTGTATTTATAATTATGACAATATTTGTAATCGTCCTTATGCTGAAAATTATGTTGATTTAAATTCTAATGACGAATTTGTATGTGGAAATAAAGATTATAGTAATTATGTTGACGTTTTTGAATATGATGAAAATAATAATAAAAAAAGATTAAAAATTAATGAAGTTAATGGAAATCCTTTATTATATTTAGATAAAGAAGTTATTCCTGATGTAGATGGATTAAATTTATTATATAAAGATGATAATTCAGTAGTATATAAACAATCAAAAAAAATAGATAATTCAAAATGTTTAATGATAGACAATAAATTATGTAGATTTCCAATGAATAATTCAAAAATAAATTCATTATATGGAATTTCTAAAAATGAAGAAGAATTTAAATCATTAGTAAATAGTGAAGGTGATTTATTACCAAATAATTATTTAACTATTGGTCCTATGTTTGATGATGATTTAAAAAAATTAAGAGAAAATAAGAAAAAATTATTTAATGAGTTATTTTATAATTCGGATAGTTTAACTGGGTTAGGTTTAAATTTGTTTGACAAGAATGGTTTTGTGGATATGAATATGTTATCAAGTGCGAGTGACACAATTACTAGTAAAGATTTCAGGTTTAATTTAGATGGACAATCTAGAAATATCAAAATTCTAGGTTCATATATAGATAATTTAGGAAATATAGTAAATCGATTTGGTTATAATTTAAATTTGCCAAAGAATTATTTTGAGTTAGTAAAATTAGCAAATGAAAGTAATTTACATGTTGCATTAGCTGTTAGTAAAAAATGTGATAAGTATGCTTGTGGAATTGGTAAAACAAAAGCTATTGCTTGTGATATAGCATTAGCAAGATGTATTCTATTTGCTGATATGGATGATATTGAAACTTTATTTAAAGACCAAAAAATAAATTTACAAAATGAGTTAAAACGAAGAAAAAATTTGTATAAAAAAACTTCTCCTTTAGGCTATATAATTGATTCTGAAATTAATGATGAAAGTACAAATGATAAAATTTATACTAAAATTGGTATTGATTCATATATTAATAATATGAATGAATTATCGTTAGCTATGATGTATTTTAGGTCGTTATCACATAAAGAAATTTTTAAATTATATGATAATTTATTTATATCAGAGGAGGAGATAAAGTCAGTTGAGAGAAAGGTACCATCTGTATCATCATTAGACACAGTAATTAGATATATATTAAATAAAAATAATATAGATAATGAAAATAATTCAGGAGTTTTGATGATAGATGATAATAGGTATATGAATTTCAATAATGATGCAACAGAAATATTAGATAATTGTAAATTAAATGAACCAGTATCAATATGTAATAATCAAAGTAAGTGTAATGAGGCATCGGTAATAGGAATGAATGATAACGATCAATGTTTTATGATTCAAGATTTTAGTATAACATTACCTAAATGGGATAAATACGATTTATTAAAGGAGAAAGATGATAAAGAAAATTGGATTAATGAGAAGAATGAAATAAATAAAAATAATAAAATTGATTTAGTTAATTCAATGTTAGAAAAATGTAATTTAGTTGGAAAAAATTGTATAATTTATAAAATTAATGATAAAACGTATTCATATAATTCATTATTTTCTTAATTAATATATAATGACTCAAAGAATGAGTGAAAATATAATTAAATCATATCCTGAACTTTCAATATTTGATGTTGAATATGAAGGAGAAGTTTTTGATTGTAGAAAATGTTTATCAGTTGATAAATGTTGTGGTTCACAAAATTTAGATTTTAATAATAATTTAGCTTGTATCAAATGTAGATGTCAATATTTATATGATGTAATTGATAATTCAAGAAAAAATAAAGTAACCTCCTTATTTTCTGATTGTGCTAATTGTGATCCAGATAAATTTACTGCTGTCTATTGCGAGAATTATGGTATGTTAAATAATAATTTAAAAGCTAATATAACAGATTGTAGTAATAATTTTTTAAATTTAGGTAAAAATTCTACTATTCAAGATGTTGAACTACGTTCAGAATGTAATGTTTCTGGTGAAGAATCAGTTAATGTTGTTACATCTCCAGAATTTAAAAAAAAATTAAAACCAGAATTACCTATCGATCAAAATATTATTTATATTGGAGGGGGAGCATTGTTATTTATTATATTATTATTACTAATTTTTTAAAAAATAATATATAAATATATATATATTATGTTATATTCTTCTTTAACAGGAAATTATTTAGATTCAGGAGTAGCTGCTGTATTTCCAAAAATTATTGAACATATATTGGATACAAATGTTAATGTTAATACTACTGTTCAAGAAACTACTAATACTAGTTCTACTGATATTAGTAATGTAAATGAAACAAGTAATGTTAGTAATACTGATGCAAGTGTGACCTCATCTACTGATGTAAATACTGAAACTAATATTGACTCTTCTCAAGAAATTACAAATACTAATATTACTGATAATACCTCTATTATGGATATTACTAGTTCTACTGATACCTATAATATGGATTCTTCTTCCACAGAAAATGTTAATACATCTACTGTACAGAGCAAAATGATTCAATCTTGTGGAGCTACTATTGAAGAAGCTCAACAAGCAGTAAGTCTTGTAACAGATGAATCTATTAATACTAATATTGATAATAGTAATACTTTTGTTAATACTGGAGATAATGTTACTATTTCTGATGTACAAATGGAAACACAATTAGATTTTGTTGGAGCTAATGTTGATAAAAGTTGTATGCTTGATGCACTTAATGAACTTGAAGGAAGTATGGAAGCTAGTACTGAAAATACAAAAGATTTAGCTGGTGGTGAAGGTGGTGAAATATCAACAGAAGCTGGAGGTAACACTACTTCAAATGAAAATACATCTGAAAAATCTGATCAATTAGATGCTACACAATCAACTGATGCTACTCAAGAATTAACTGCTGATGCATCAGTAGAGCAAACAACAGAAAATACAGTGGATCAATCAGCAGCTACAGAACAAACAGGTAGTACAAATACTAATGCTCAAAAAGCTGGTGGTATTGAAGATATATTTCTAATTGGTTTAGTTTTGATGGTTGTAAGTTATTCATGTTTAAAAAATACTCCAAAAATTAATATTGATTTTGATAAAATTATTCAAGTATTAAATGATAATCATTTATATGTTGTTATTATCGTATTAATTTTAGCTAATTTAATAATAAATTAATATTTATTAATATATATGATTGAAAAGTTCCTATATATTAATAATTTAATTGCTTTTATGACATTTATTATAATTATAATAATAATTTATTACAATATTTTTTATGAATCTTCGTATCAAAATATTTTGATACAAAATTTATAGATTTTTAACTATATCATTTAAATTGTTACTATAATCTTTTTTACAATTTGGACAACTAAAATTAATTAAAGTTTCCTTTAAATACTTGTTTAAACATTTCTTATGAAAAATATGATTACACTTTTTTAATTTTACTTTATGTTCCTTCTTTTTTATCTCCTCTAAACAAATTGTACATATATTTACATCATTATTTACAATATCATTCTCTTTAAAAAATACTTTATTGATCTTATCCATTTCTAATAATTTAATATTTAAACTTTCATCCTCTATTAATATCTTTTTTATTGTATCCATTATTATTAATTTGTTATCCTTATTAGATTTATATACTAATTTATATATATCGTCTAAAGAATAATTAGACATATAATATTTTTATATAATAATAAATTAAGCGGTAAAATTATTCATTTCTATACTATTTTTCTCATTCTTATTTTTATCACTTTCACTACTACTACTAAGTGAATAATTAGTTTCATCTAATAATTTTTCATCTACATCTTCCTCTGAATCATTAAAAATATATTCTACATTTATATCAAATAAATATGGTTTTAAATAAATCCCAAATTTATTATTATTAATAAATATTCCACTAACATCAAATATTACTTTTACTAAATAATTTTTTTTTAACTCTTTAATATTTATACATTCTCCATTACATTTTATTTTTATATTATCACTACCTCTAAACTTGAAGGTTATTTCATTTTCATTTATTAAACCTATATAATTATAATTTATCTCCTCAAACCAATCCCTATTTTCTTTCACACTATTAAATATGAATTTATCTAAATCTACCATACTTTTACCAAAATTATACTCCTTCTCATTTTCATTATTAATACTTAAACTTATTGAACTTATTTTTTTTCCAATATTTATTGAAGATACCTTTAATAAAGGAGTGTTTAACATTAACCTACTATTATTATATCTGATCTTTACATACTTTGACATCTTTTTTAATTTAATTTTTTCATTGTCTAATTTATCTAAATTAAATACAACCCTTTCCATATAAATTATTTAATAATCTTTATTTAAATAATTTATACTAATTTATCCACTTATAAAAAAAAATATATAATTAACTTAACTCTTTACTTTCCCTCTAGTCTTTTTTTTGGGTTTTACTTCCTCCTCAGATTCTGATTCTTCTGATTCTTCTGACTCCTCATCTAAAAAATTATTTTCACTCTTAATAAACTCTTTTACTTTCTCTTCTTCTTCTTCATCATCTGAATCTAAAAATAATTTTGAAGTTTTATCTTCCAAATTCATCACTAAATTATTATCTCTAGGATAAGTTTGAATTCTAAATAACTTTAACTGGATTTGCCAGAAATTTAAAGACTTGGAAATAAATAATTTAGAAAAATGTAAACAATACTTAAACTTTCTTGCATAACCAATATGCTTCTTTAAATCATCTAAACTATATTCATCTGTATCAATTCTTTTAGATTTATTATCTTCATCCTTCTCATACAACTCAATATCTAATTTTAATTTCTCTTCATCTCTATTAATCCTTTTTTGTTTAATCTTAGGTTTCATAGAATCATATCTAATTATTTTTTCATCATCTGAATCATCTTCATCTTCTTCTACAATTCTAACAATTGGTTTATGTTCTAATTTTTTTAATAGTTTATCAGGTAATTGTCCTAAGACATCTTTTAAATTACTTACCTCCTTAATATTCTCATCAATATTAATTAATTTGTTCTCAAATTCTTTTAAAATTTTACTTCTTTCTTCACGATCATCATCTGTCTCATCATTTAAATGTTTTGTTTTATTTACATCAAAAAATTGTTGAAAATTATATCTATCATATTTTGAACTTTCATGAGGAATACCACCTTGATCTAATGTAATTTTAGGACTTTGAATTAATACTTGTTTTCTTTCATCATTATAATTAACATATGCATAATAACCTCCTTCACTTTTTTGTAAATCTGAAAATTTTAAACATGCTGGATCAAAATCTAAGTAATTGATTAATTTATATTGTGCCATTTTTATATATAATAATACTCCTATTCATTTAAATAGTTTTAATTTCAATATTTTCAATATTACTTAATTTACATAAAGATAATGTTAATATATATAATTATGATGAAAACCTATAATTTGGTTAAAATTATTAAAATTCAAAGACTTATTCGATATAAGTTATATTATAAACATTATAATAGAATATTTTATAATATTAAAAAATTAGATAATCATAATGATCCTATTACATTAAGATATTTTTATAAAAAATCAAAAATAAAAAATTTAAATAAATTGTATCCTATTTTTAGAAATAATAAAATGTATATTTACGAATTATCATCATTAAAAGAATTAATAAAATTTAATTTATGTGAGGTATATACAAAATCTAATTTTACAGAGAGTGAAATAAATAATATTATATTCTTAACTAAAAATTTTAAAATTAGGAATAAAAAACTTACAGAAAAAGAAAAATTATTTTTTCTAAAAACTGATATTTTTCATATTTTCAATCAACTTGATACCTATTTTACTTTAACATTATATGAATCTATTAATAAATTAAAATTAAAAGATATTTTTAACGAATTAAAACTATTTTGGAATAAATTTTTGTATGATTATAATATTAATGAATATGAATTAATTAAAAATAATCTTATTTGGAACCAAACTTCTAATTTTGAATATCATTTATTAAATAATATTTATAAAATGATTAATAATGATATTGACCAAGTATTTAAAAAACATATTTGTTATATTATTATTGGATCATTTTGCTATATTGAACCTAATATTAAGCAATTTTTTAATAATATTGAATTTATTTAAATAATTATTTTTTAATTATTATTATAATGGATGAAAATACTAAAAATAATTTAGAAATTTGGAATAGAAATAAACTATATAACCCTTTCACTAAAAGAAAGATTAAACTTAATGGTAAAACCTATATTAAATTAAAAAATTTATATGAAGAATTATTTACTCAAAATTTAAATGATTATAAATATTTTCGTAAAAATAAAATTGATCCTATTTTACTTGAACAAGTTGATCCAGATAAATCTTTCTCTTATAAATATAAATGGAATCCTTACTCTGGTGAAAAATTAAATGAAATTGACGAAAATGGATCTTTATTTTTTGATTGTAATAGTTTAATTAATTATTTTTATGTAAATAGACTTAATAATTTATGGATTCCATCACATAATGAAGGTGATTTTTTTGTTGAAGGTCACTTTGGTGATGCTTTAGGTAAATATCCTGATTTTAATATTAAAGGAAGAGGTACACATAAACAATGGCATTTATTTAGATTACCGATAATTGATTGTTATGTACCTAAAAATAATAGTTTAAAGTATATTACGATGGGGCCTATTTTGTCAGATAAAGATTTAAAAAAAATTTACAAATTATCAAATAAAAATATATATAAAAAAACTTATAAAAGAAAAATACCTAATTTATTGAAATTAAAAAAAATTTATGATAGGGCAATAGATCCATTTAAACAATATGATAATTTAAATTTAGAAAAGAATGAAATTGAATTAATTAAATTTGATTTAAATACATCAGCTGTTAAAGAATTAATTAAATTTTAAATAATAATTTCTTGAACTAATATTCCTACATCATTAGATTTAAATTTTGTAATAAATTTATTTTGTTTAATTTGTAAAGAGGAGATTAATTTTATAAACTTTTTTTCATCAACATATTTCCAATTAATAAAAATATTATTTTCATTAAATAAATTAATAATTTTTTCATGAATAAAATATCCATTTTTATATTTATATTTATCAAAAAGTTTAATAATATCTGATAAATGATACTCTTTGTTATCATCAATTTTAAGAAAATAACATAATTTTATGTTATATAAATTTTTCATTTTTTTCAATTAAAACATATTAAAAATTAATTTAAAAATCAATTTTTTTTATATAACTATATTTTTAATAATTATTCCTTTATCAATTTCACAATATTTATATTTTATTGTAAAATTTTCAAATATATAAAAAATTAATTTATTTTCTTTATCTAAATTATTATATTTAATTAATTCTATATTACTATATGCTTTAAATAATTTTTTATAATTACTATCATTTAAAAAGTCTTTAAATTTTATATAAATAAATAATAAACTATATTTTCTATTTTCATCTAATTCTAATATATCAGTTATAAATTTTTTGTAAAAATATTTTTTAGTAATATCATTCATATATTACATAACTAAATTATTGGTTTAAATATATTAAAAGAACTTCTTGATAAAATGTCTTTTATTATTAAACTTTCATTAAATGTTTTAAAATCAGTTCTTTTCATCGGATCATCATCTTTAATATACTCCGCATTCATCACAAAATTACTATCAATAATTAAACTTGATAATCCTGTTCCTCCTGAAATAACTCTTCCAGCAGCAATTCTTGAAGATACACTTCTTAAATGATCAACTTCACTAAATACAGCAGCTTTAATAAGTTGTTCAACTGCCATTTCAAAAGATGCTCTAGACAAAGGATCTGTATCTAATTTATTAACACCGTGTCTATCAATAGAAGTAATAAAACCTAAGTTTGTCATAACATCAACCAGTATAACTAAATGATGGTAATTAACATCAATATCATTAAAAACATTAGAAAACTCAGTTAATAATGCACTTCTAGCTGCTTCAATACCAAATTGTTTATTAATAGTATTAATTTCGTTACAATAAGTTCTAATTAAATCAATGCCTTCAATATATCTTAATTCTTCCATATTAATTCCACTTGTATAAATAACGATTTCATTATTCTCAATAACTTCTCTATTTTCATTATCAAATGATAATAACATACTACTTGTATCAAGTCTTGCATCAGAAATATCATTTATTCCTTTTAATTTAAAATTATTAACTAACCAATCAGATATTAGTAATAATAATTCATAATTAAAATTATTAATATCAAATCTAATATGTACAATAGGCTCATTAACATTATCTTTAGTAGATAAAATACAATGATTAGTTATAGAAGATAATATTTTTTTCTCATTTCTTTTTAAAGTTTTACCCTCCATATCATAACTTTTAAACAATTTTTTATAATTTGTTTTAATATCTAATGTAGTAACATTTTTTTCATTTAATTTATTTCTATCTAATTTTATTCTTAATAACCATTTCATTAAATTAATATCCTTTAAATCAGACTTTGTATTCACAAAAAATGGATTACTAACATTATCCTTTTTGGTATAACCTACATTTTCTGTATCATCATCATAAATCATCTCATATGATAAAATTACATCATTGATTATTGTATTTTTTATATTTGATGCTATTATACTAGATTGCTCTTTATTATTAAATTCTTTTTTCAAATATATAATCATTTCAGGAGTCTTAATATTTTTTGTTCCTCTTGTTAATTCCTCTACACGAGGAACTCCCTCCATCGCTGTTGATCCAGATCCAGTTGCATGAAATGTATTTAAATTCATTTGTGTAGATGGTTCACCAATATGTTGTGCAGCTAAACAACCAACCATTTCTCCAGCTTGCACTTGAGATAATTTAAAATCTCTAATAATCTGTTCTACAATTTTATCAAATTTTAATTTTGTTAATTTATGCTCAAAAATTATTTTTTTAGGAGAAAGATTTTCATATAAATAATATTTAAATAATTTTTTACTTTCTTTTTCATCTTTTAATTTAATTGATTTTTCATCTGATAACATTTTTTTATTAAATGACATTAATCTAGTTACATCAGGTTGTAAAATATAATTAATTCTTTCAATAATATATTTTGGATTACATACTTCACTTTTATCACCTTTTCTATCCGTATTTAATTCATCAAAAATTATTCTATTTAAATTAATTGGAAAATAAAATTCAGTCACTAAAGTCTTGTAATTCATATTTATTACTCTTTGATTTTCTCTCATCATATCTCTAAACAACAATAACTCTATTAAGTAATCTTTATCTAATTTAATTAACTCCTTTTCACTTACATTGACTTTTTTAACCAAATATTTAATATCATTCTTACTTAATCCATATTCATCTACTAATTCTTTATTACCCATTTTTATTGTCATAAGTTTTGATTTTTTCTGTTTTATTTGATCTAAATTAAAATCACTGTAAATATATTGTAAAATTATACCATTACCCGTCCTTACAGTATTATCATATTTTAAACCAACATCTTCTAATAGTTTCATAATCTTTCTCGCTAAATAACCAGTCTCTGCTGTTTTAATCGCAGTATCAATAATACCCTCTCGACCAGTCATATGATGAAAGAAAAACTCATGTGCATCTAAACCAGATAAATATGAACTACTAATAAATCCTCTTGCTTTTAATGTATCATCATTTTGATGAAAATGTACCAAACTTCTATTATTCATCTCTTTATCAATTCTCCTTTTTTTAAAAAGATCTTGTCCTAATGAACCCATAATTTGCATTAAATTAATTTCACCACCTTTAGCTCCTGAGCCTACTGACATAACGTGAAAATTATTATGTTCTGGTAAATTTTCTATTACCTTTTTTTGAATTTCTCCCTTAAATGCAATTAAATTATTTTTGATCTCAAATTCAAATAATTCACCATCTAATAATTCAGGATTATTCTCGATCTCAGTAATTTTATGAGATATTTCTAACTTCTTCTTTTCTAAATCTAAATCTATCTCATCTGTTACTTTTTTATCAATGATACAATCACCGAAACCAACACTAAATCCATCATATAACATCCAGTTTACACAAATCTTCTGAATATTAGTTATATAATCTGATGTAATTTTATGTCCATACTTATCCCAACAATTAATTATAATTTTTTTATTTCCTTTTTTATTGACTATACCTTCTATAATTTTACCATTCTTCACTACTACATTAGAATTTAAATTTACATTTTCCGGAATAATCATATTATATAAATCCTTTCCACTATAAATCTTATTTTTATCAATCTTAATTTTACTAAAATCTAAATTTACTGCATGAACTATTATATTCATCATATCATGCCAATCTATCTTCACATTTTCACGAGTTATATTATATGATCCAATTACTGAATCCTGGACAGGTGCAATAATAGGTTGACTATCCTTTGGAGATATAATTAACTTATTCACATCTGCTATTAACGCTAATTCTGTTTGAGTTTGAATACTCTGAGGCGCAAATAAATTCATCTCATCTCCATCAAAATCAGCATTATAAGGAGGCGTTGTATTCACATTCAACCTAAATGTATTAAACCTATCATCATCTAATATATTCGCACGATGACACATCATACTTAATTTATGTAACGAAGGCTGTCTATTAAATAATACAGGATCACCATTTGTTAAATGCCTCTCCACTATATCTCCATATCTTAACTTAATTCCCTTCTTCCTATATCTTAAATCAAACTCCCTTATCTCTGATGAATTTAATGAACTACCCTGTTTAACCATATTAGCACCAGGATATACATATCGTCCATTGTTTACTAATTTCGTTAAATAATTTATATTATGTGAAGTTACTACCTCAGGAAAAGTAATATTCATTGCAATTTTTTTCGGAATTCCTAATTCATTTAATTTTAAACTAGGATCGGATGTAATCACAGACCTCGCTGAAAAATTAACCCTCTTTCCTTGAATGTTCTGTCTGATTCTACCTTTCTTTCCCTTAATTCTCTCTGATATACTCTTAAACTTCTTTCCTCCTACTCTTAACTCCGTTTGAGGAAATATTGTCTTGTCATTGTCAAAATAATTAATAATCGCACATTGTAAATAATTTGATAAATCTTTCCCAAATTTAGACTCCTCACCACTTATTAACTCCTTCTCCTTCTGTTGTCTATACTTCTCATTAAACTTTACTATGTTCGATAATTGATGAGTTAAATCATCTTCGAAAATCTGAGTATTTAAATAATATGCCCTTAAAGATGGTCTAATAGCTAAAGGCGGGAAAGGGAAATTGTAAATTAATAAATCTTCTGGTCTAAATAATTTAACACTAAAACCTAATATTTCAAAATCTTCATCTGTTATATTCCTAAAAATATTATATACATCCATCGCATTTAACTCCTCCTTCAAAACTTTACTTTGAGTAACACTTTCATCCTCATTTACTATATTTGATAATACAGTTTCGGCAACTAATAATAATGATCCCTTATTTTTTCTCTCCTCTTTAATTTTTGGAACTGGTACACCAACATCACTAAATGTAATTGTTGATGATAATTTTCTAATTTCAGTAAATCTTTTTTTACCATTATATAACTTTATTAAATTATCCCTATCTTTTGGATTAGTATGAATTAATAATCTGGCACTCCTTAAACAAATACATGATAAAATTTGCTTCACTACACTGAAAAATGCATAATTAAATACCGGTGATACTAACTTCATATGACCAAAATGACCCTGGCAATTTATGTCCCCTAAACCACAATAAGCACATTGCAAATTTCTGTCCGTTATACCAAGTCTCGTATCTACTAATCCTCCCCTCTTTGGCTCTGAATTTTCATATGACTCTGGTAAAGTAATCCCATTTTCATCCTTCTTTACACTTGAATAATCTAAAACATCATCATTTGTAAATATTGAAAATTGAATTTTGCTAATATGCTGTACATCCTCATCATAAGTATATGTTGACATAGTATTATATATATAATTATATTATAAATATTTAAGTATCTTAGATAATTAATTATCAATATTTTCTTAAATAAATTTAATACAAGTCTTTAAATGTAGAAGAAAAGCCAATTTTTAGTATTTTAACTTTATTCTTAAAATAATCAATTATTACATAAGAATCATTATCACGTTTTATTTTATAAAAGTACATTAATAAAAAATCAATACTAATATTATCATTAATAATATATATTTTATTTTTAACTTTTGCTAAATTTATATAATAATATTTATCTTTATAAATTAAATTTTTAATTATTTTATATTTAATAATATTTTTATTATTTTTTTCACCTAATTTAAATATTTTAAAATTATTCACTACAAAAATATTATTATTAAAAATATAATTCTTTATTTTATTACTTATTAAAAATAAATTTAAAAATAATATTATTATTGTTATTTCTTCAAATTTATTATTCTTAAAATAATAATACCTATTTATATCAATAAACTTTATCACTCTCGATATTAATCTAATCATTATTACTTAAATATATACTTATTTATTTAAATAAAATGAATAAATATATTGATTCTGAAAATTATGATATTTCTGAAAGTTCAATTTCTTCAAATGATGAAGAACTTAATAAATTTAATTCTAATTGGAATATCTGGTATCACCATCATAAAAATAATTGGAAAATTGATAGTTATAAAAAAATATTTAATATAAAAAATATATACAACTTTTGGGAATTTAATAATAATATTGATCTATTAGGAGGAATTAATTCACAACATTTTTTTATGATGCGTGATGATATTTCACCTATTTGGGAAGATGAAAAAAATAAAAATGGAGGATGCTGGTCTATTAAAATACCTGTTGAAAAATCATACGAATTATGGATTAAATTATCTATGTATATTGTTGGAGAAACATTAACTAATGACGAATTACTAGTTAATGGTCTTTCAATTTGCGCTAAAAATACATCTACAAGCGTTCTTAAAATTTGGATTAATAATAATAATAATAATTCTATACAAAATTTACCTACTGATATTTTGAATGAATATGGATTTAATATTATTTATAAATCTCATATTCCTGAATACTAATCATCATCATCATATTCTAAATTACTAGGATCAGTTTTACTCGATAAACATAATACTATCGTCCCTAATGATGCTACATAATATCTAATTACTAATGGATAATCATTTTTCATAAATATATCTACATTCGCACATAAATTTGTACACTTACAAAATGTACTTAAATATCTTAAATCATAATTACCTTGCGATATTAAATTCTCATTCTCAATTACTATTGTTACTCCATTATCTGACTCACCTATCTCAATTTCATCTCCTACAGCCTCACCTGTTACATTTAATACTAATTTTTTACCAATACTCTTTATCTCTACATCATCCCCTAATGAATTTAAATCTCTTACTATTTTATTTAAAAATGGTGATGGCATATTTACTACTGTATTAAACTTCGTTGGAGGTATCTCTATCTCATACTCATCTATATCAAACAAATTTATCTTTTTTGTTGATATAAAATTATTTTGCTTATTCTCGAATTTAATACCTAATTTATTCTCATCATCATCATCCACAAAAATTGTTATTGTATCATTATTATTCATCGTTTTCATCACCTTAAATAATAATTGAGTATTTATACCCGCTACAAATTTATCCCTACTACAATAAAAATAATCAAAATTTGACGCATCTAATTTTAAATGTAATAAAACATTATTTGACATCGCCATTGTTATTGCATTAATACCACCTGTTTTAATTTCATCACCATTATCATCTTGTTTAACATCTGATTTTGTAAAAATTAAATTAATATCTGGTACTAAATCTTTTAATGCTTCACTTAAAATTTTAATTACATTAGCCTGAACTGTTTTAACTTCTAATATTTTTCCCATAATATTAATTTAAATAATTACTCTTTAAATTATTATTAATAAAAAAATTTTATATATATATATATATATATGTCAGAGTTTAAATTAGTAAACCCATTAATTGGTGGAAATTTAAATACAAAATTTACAGCAGAAAAAAGTTTAGAAGCTGCAAATAAAGCTTATCAATCTTTATCTCAATATTTTAAAAATGATGTTCCTTCTTTTAATTTTACTTTAAAAAATGATAAAAATAAATATTTTCATTTTAATGTTAAAGAATCTTTAGATGATAATAAAGTTTCTTTTAAAATTAAAGAATTTAAAATTAAAACTAATAAAAATGAAAAATTTAATACCTTTAAAAAACAAATTACTAAATTTGAAAAAAAAATGAACCAAACAGGTTCAGGCGTTTATTATGATGAATTTGATGATGATGACTATGATATTTTTTATGATGATGATGATAATTTCTTTCCTCATAAAGTAAGTAGACGAAGATATTATAGTAATCCAATTTCTTATTATTGGTATTATCCTTCTATTTATGATTATGTATTAGTAGACAAACATTTTAAAACTCCACTTTATTTACCAACATTTGTAGATTTATTAACACCTTATACTATTTTATATTTAGATTAGAAAGTTTTTACAATAAATCCATTATTAGTTTCTGTTAATTTAGAAATTTCACCATAAATATGTTTATTATTATTAATATAGTTTAATCTGTTTATTAATAATTTATTAGTTAATACTTTCTTTGATACAATTTTTAATTTATCAAAAAATTTATTATTCTTTAATACTATTATATAATTATAATAATTAGTTCCATCAAATTTGCTAGATATTTTATCACTAAGATTACCTCCATTTTGAACATACAAATTTTCAAAATCCTTATTTTTACTTAAAATATAATTTATATCTGGCTTTAAATTCACTATCCAAACATTCTCACCTTCTATTTCTTTATAATTATACATTACAGTTCCCATCGGAGGACCTCCATGAAATTTATACTTTACATCCTTTATTTTATATTTTTTATTATTACTTAAAATAAATTCCCTAACTTTATTTTCAGTAATATCACTATCCATTATATACGTATCATACTTCCAAACATTATTTACTAAAACTAATATCTTTTCTATATATTTTATATTCATACTATTAATTAGATTCTTTTTTTTTTACCCTATTTCTAGTTCTTTTTAAATTTACCCTCTCCGATTTAGGTCTATTATCTAATATATACTTCGTTATCTCCATCGCCTTTACACTATCCTTCGTTATGTCTAATAACGCATTCTGAATAAACTCCTGCTTTAATGGAGGCTTTGTTGATGATTTATTTTTTCTTAACTTCCCATCAGAAATATTGATCACATTCTCATTTATCTTATCCATATATTCTAAAATAAATATCTCATATTCCTTCCTCTCCGTTTTAAAATCTTTTATTTCATCATTTTTTTTTTTAATTTCATCATCTAATTTTACCCAGGATTTTACTACCTCTACAAATTCATCTGTAATATCTTTAAGTTCACTATCACTCATATATATATATATATAAAAATATATAAAAGTTTATCTATTCCATCATATTTTTTAAATTAAAATCTGGCTCAATTGTTGATTGCTGCCAAGGCGAAACAGTAAATTTTGGATTCGCTGGTGCTGCCCTCAAATCATATGAAGCATTCTTTAGCGATTGACCTACTGTGTTTACTCCTACAATATATCTATCTGTAACTACTAAATTATTATCATCCACATTTACCTGAGCACTTGAAAAATCTGCCTCAAACCAATCCTTATTTACATCCTTCGGTAATAAATCACTCGCATTGAATTTTAACTTCTTCTCCTCATTCTCTTCCATTAACTTTGCCATATTTTTTGCTGTTACACTTGTACTACTTTCATTTACTGCTGCACTAGTTAACTGAGTATCATCTGATGGTTCTACATCAGCTAATACTTCACTTAATAAATTATCACTATCTACATCACTATCAATTTCTGAATTAGGTTCTGCAGGATTTTCTTCTTGAGTCATCGCTTCAACAGGTTTTTCAGTTTGATTTAACATACAAATTAAAGCAATAGCTAATAGTAGAACTACAATACATTTTGAATTATTGTTAAATAACATCTTATAGTAATATATTAGATATTATTTTTTAATTTTAATTTTTTAATTAAATTTAAAAAACTATATATTATTCTCTTATATTTATTATATTAATATAATATCCAGCATTATTTTTATAAATCCAAATTCCAGATATTTCTAACTCTAAATTATAACTTTTACCTTTTTCTAAACTAAATATAGATAACTCATTTTTATCTTTTATAAATTTTGTTATTATCTTATTTCTATTCTTTTTAATATGACCTTTACATAATATATCATAATTTTCTCTTTTACTTAATACTGATTTTATAGAAAAACTATTCTCTAATAAATTATTTATCTCACTTTCTAACTTTAATATTAAATCATTAAATTCTTTATTTTTACCTATTTCAAAATTTAATATATATTTTCCATTATACTCCTCCAAACCAAATGGAATAACACAATCTTTTAAATTAATTACTAAATTCTTATAATCATTATTATCCTTTATTACTATCTGATTAAAACTACTACTCTTACTCTTTAAAACAATCTCCTCTATCATACTATTTACTATACTTTTTTTTTACTTATTTTTCTCATAAAATTTAATTATATCTTTTACTGATCTGTCTCCTGCTAAACCATCACCTTTTAGATATTCTAAATCGTTTACACTATCTCTTAATAATATTGTTGGAATACCATCTAACGACTCCTTAACTCCATTTTCTAAAATAAATGCCTTTTTTTCATCAAAATTATCACAATTAATTTCCTCTATTTTTAATTTTGGATATTTTTTATTTAATAATTTTTTAGCTTCATTCCAATTAGGTTTAATCATTTTACACACTCCACACCAATTTGCCCAATATAATATTAACTTTCTTACTCTTTTTTTTCCTTTTTTTTTTATTACTTTTTTTTCTTTTTTTACAATGTCAACATCATCTTCATCATTTAAAAAAATATAAATAGTAATTATCAAAATTAAAAATAATAATAAAAATTTAAATCTCATATATTATATTTTATATATTTATTTCCCCAATAAAAACTAAATTTCTAATTTTATTTATATCTAATATTATCAAATTATTATACTCTTTATTAAATTTATAATATATATAACTTTTTAATTTTTCATTTACCTCCTCTAATAAATTATTTATTTCATCAATATTATAATCTATTAAATTTAACTCTAATAATTTGTTTATTAAATACTCATCAAATTTATTTACATTTTCACTTAATATTAAATTTAAAATTACCCTATTTATTAAAATATTATTGTCAAAATAATATCCTAACTCTTCTAACTTTTTTAACTTTATTATTGTATTAAAATTATCCATACTCATATCTAAATTTAAATCTAAGTTATAATAATTATTTACTCTATTTATTATTAATACTCCTAAATCATTATCTTTAATAAATTTAATTCTATATAAATATTCTTTTAATGTCTCCTCTTCATTTATAATTTTATTAAAATTAAATAAATGATTATATATACTAATTGATCTTTCTCTTGTTAATTTAAATACTTTTTCTTTTACATTATTTTCTTTAATATCTTCTTTTAATTCTACAAAAATTAATTTTTCATTTAAATTGTCATATGTTTCAGATTTATACAATAAAATATATATAAATATTAATGATAATAATATTTTATACCTCATATATGATTTTTTTAGAAAAAAAATTTATATTTTATATTAATGTTTAATAAATTAACTACTGATTTAATTAATAAAATTATTATTGAATTAAAAAAAAAAGAAAATGAAGAAATTATTCAACAAAATTTATTATACCCTCTGTCTAATGAAATTAATGCACTAATTCACCCTTATATGCTCATTATTTTTTTTATGTATATCTTAATGCTTCTACTAATTATACTTATGCTTTTTATTTTAATTAAAAAACAAGAATAAATATTTTATCTTATATTATATAAATGCAATTACTATCTATACTTCTTTTACAATTTATATATATATATTTGTCAATTATTATTGGAGTACCAGGTACTGATAAGATTAATTTACTTAAAAATAAAATTATCCTATTTTCTGGAATTTTTATTTTTGAACTAATTATTAACTCGTTTAACAAAAATTATAATAATAATAATATTTTTTATGACTCTATCTTCTTTGCTATCTTATCTATTGTTGGATATTCATTCTATATTGATCTATCTATTATGGATAATACAAAATCACTTTTCCAAAAAATTAACTCAGATCTAAACTTGAACGCTATTACAATTAGCTTAATTATTTCTATCCTAATATTAGTTTTTAAAACATTTAAATTATTGACACAAAGTTCTAAAAAAGAATGTAATAATAAATATACATTTTAATTTTCTAATATATATATATGAAATTAAATAAAATATTAAAATATTTAGTTTACTCTATAATTACAGTTCTACTATTAGAATATATTCCTCAAAAAAAACTACCAGAATCTGATATAATTTTTATTATCACTACACTTATACTTTCTTCCATTATTTTAGATATTATATCTGATAAAAATTATTTTGAATATTTTAAAAACTTTTATGAAAAATTTGACCCAACTCAACCTGATAATAATTTATTATCTGATATTGATACTACTACAAATGATTCTAATGTCGAATCTGAAGAAATTGATTCTAATGTCGAATCTGAAGAAATTGATTCAAATGTCGAATCTGAAGAAATTGATTCAAATGTCGAATCTGAAGAAATTGATTCAAATGTCGAATCTGAAGAAATTGATTCGACTGAAGATGAATTAAATGAAACAAAAATTATTAAAAGTTTAAAAAATAAATTACAAGTTAATGAATTAGATTTATTAGAAAAAAATTGTATTGATGAAAATAAATGCTTAAATATTATTGATCAATTTCTTAATAATAAAAAAATTAATAAAAATGAATCTATATTATTAAAAATTAATTACGGAATTAAACACCTTAAAAATTTAAAAAGTTTTTATCAACAAGATAGATTAAATGATGATGTATTAATCGAAATTTCAAATATTATTGATACTAAATCATCTATCCTAGTTAATGAATTGTTAGACTACTATATTAGTAAAAATTTATTATCTAGCTCTGATAAATCTAATATTATGACAAATTTAGATCTAAATAATGACCATAATTTAGGTAGATCATATTTAGTAAATTTATTTACAAAAGTTAATAATAATGATATCTCAAAAATAGATATAGAATGTTCATCAGATTCGATAGATAAATGTTCTATTTTATTAAATAAATTAAAAAGTAAAAATTCAATTACGGAGGAGATGTATAATGAGATTTTAAAATTATATAATAAACCAGGATTTATTGATGTTTCCTTTGAGAATAATAAATTTGCTAAATTAGATAATGATAAAACTAGTAAAGATACAAAACAAAATGTAGAAAATAATGATAAAACAAAAAAAATTAATATAAAAAAAATTAATAAATCTAATAATTTTGATAAAGAAAGTGATATGAATTATAGTATATATAAAGATATTACTCCATTAGGTCAATATACTGCCGATTTTAATAATAAATTTATTAATGGTAATGATTATTTAAATACTGATAAATGGAAAGTACCAGTTTATGAGCCACCTTTATGTAAATTAGATCAATGTGATGAATGTAATAATGATAATGATTATCCATTAAGTGTATCAAAATGGAATGATTCAAGAAAAATATTACAACGAGACAATATAAATATTGATTATATTAATGATAACTTAAACTCTTAATTTTTTTATTTATATCATTTGAATATTTACATTTTTTAAATTTATCATTTGTAAATATTTTTGATAATAATATTAATTCATTAAATTTTAATTTACTATTTCGATTTTTTAAAATAAAATCACCCCTCTTAAAAAAAATATCATAAGACTCATTATCATATTTTTTTAGCACAAAACTAAATTCTCCTTTTGTAAATTCAATTTCCATTATTATAAATAATAATTATTTAACTTTAAATATTTTATTTTCAATTTTATAAAAAAAATATCTAGTCTTAATTATATATGATGTTAGATTCAATTATGGCAGATAGAGATTTGATTGTTGATATGGTTAAAGTAAGTACAATGTTGGTTGTATCAAGATTACTTATTGGGGGAGATTTAAGTAGTGAATCTTGGATGAAAGGATCAGTTTATACACTTATGGGCTTTGCAAGTTATCACGTTCTTACTAAAAAAGTAGTAAAAAATACTATGGATGATCCTGTAAAAAAAAGAGTTCTTAATACTTGGTTAAAAGTTGGTACAATGTTGACCGTTTCTAGAATGCTTTCTGGTGAAGAACTTAACGAAAAATGGATGATGGAATCAGTATACACAATTTTAGGTTTTAATACGTTTGATGCAATTGTATTAGATTTATTACCTTTAGATGGTATTAAAAATGAATCAGTTAAAAGTATTGTAATTGATACTGTTAATGTTGTTACAATGTCGACTGTATCTGCTTTATTAGCTGGTAAAAAATTAAATGAACCTTGGGCTTTAAGTACATTAAATACTTGTGTAGGATTTGCAGTGTATAATTTAGTAACTAGTAAATTAATTAATTAATTTGAGTTTAAATTAATTTACAAAAATAGTTATTTATAATATATGATCGACTACAAATTAATATTAATTTTAATTTTAAGTATAGTTTTATTATATATTTATAATAGAACTGAATCATTAAAAAATGATATAAATAGGTTAGATAAAAATATAAAAGCTGATATTTTAAATTTAGAAAACAAAATTTCTAATAATAATAATTTTTGTAAAATGCCTACTTATGATAAAATATTTACTAATGAGATAAAAAAAGAAGAAATAAATGAAAATGAAGAATCTAAAGAAATAAATAATTTTGATATAAATACTTTAGATTTTACAGCAACTGAAAATAATACTGAAAGTGAAGATATTAATTTTACTTCAAGTGATAATATTATTATTTATTCTAATGATGAAAATAAAAATATAATTAATGTAGAAAATATTATTGAAAAATTAGCATCTGAAACATTAAATCTTGAGAATACTATTCCAAATTTAGTTGAAGTTATTAATAACTTTAATAATATTAATTCAGAATTAGATTATGAAGAATCTGATAAAAATTTAGACATTATTGATACAACTAATTCAATAAACGAAGATGATAATAAAAATTTAAATAATTCTGAAAAAATCTCTTTAAATTTAGATTTAAAATCTAAACTAATTGAAATTCAAGATTATGCAAAATCATTAAATATTGAAGTAAATAAAAATATCAATGATAAAATAAGAAATAAAACAAAAAAAGAATTACTTGATGAAATTAATAAATTAAATTTAATTAATCATAAATAAAATATATTAAATTAATATATATGGAAAGTAATAACAAATTCGGAAGATGTTCTAAATGTCCAGCATTTATGGATGATAGTAGATTATTTACTAATTATTTACCTAATTCAAAATTAAATACCTATGTTACCAAAATTAATAATATTACTAATAATGATCTATATAGAATTTTTTTACAAAAAAATGCATCTAAAATTATGGAAAATGAAAAAAAATTTATTGAAGATAATAAAAAATGCTCTTTTCCTGTTATCGATGTTACCGAAAATTTATAAATTATAATACTTTTTATAATTTATATTTTTACTACCGTTACATTACTACTCCCAGTTATTATAAACTTAAATGTACTTGTTTCACTACTACTTATTACACTATTACCTAATATTGTTACATCTGAACCTGAAGCTAAAGTTATTGTATTTGAACTACTATTTACCATTATTAAATTAAATGAATCATTTACTTCCCCATTATGAAATTTAATACTTAATATATCTGATATTATCTCACTTCCTGTTCTTGTTGTTAATGTATAATCTCCATCTGATGATATATTTAATATATCACTTAAAATTTCATCTCCTGTTAATACTCTACTACCAGTTAATGATATATCTGTTGGAATATTACTCTTGTTTAAAAAAGAATCTAATCTACCTTGTACATGTAATGCACTAGATGGATTACCTGTACCAATTCCTACATTCATAAAAGAATACGTACTATCCGCATCATTTCCTGCTCCTATTGACCAACCTTTATTTGAATTTCCTGTAGTAACACCTAATTTTACCGCACCAATAATTATTAAATCAAAACCATTTATTATTGAACTATTAGATGGGGATATTAAGGAACCGTCTTGACCTTTAAAAGAAAATGCAAAATTATAATTTGATGCATCAATTGTTGTTCCTAAATCTAATAAGTTATTCCAAAATATACTTGGTAAAACACTATTTTCTGAACTAGAATTACTACTTAAACTACTTTTTGAATTTAATCTAGGTATTATTGATACACTAGGACATGATGTAAATGTTTTACCATAATTTATATGAAATACACCAGATGTATAATAAATAGCAAAATTTTCTGGTAAATTATTTGATGTAGGTGTTAACAATAAATCAGTATCTTTAGTTATATTATTACCACCAGCTATTATATCTGTGTCAGTAAAAGCTGAACTAAATGATACTACACACCTTATTATTGATAAATTTGACTCATCTGAATTTATTGGCCTAAATATTGACATATCTATATATTTATACATTTAAATTAAACCTAATGATTGCAACGCATCAATTAAATTATCTAATTTATTATGAATTAATACTATATCCTCTCTCAAATCATTTAAATTATCATTTGTTGGTGTTGATGATGTATCTAATACTGAACTTCCTAAACTATTTAAATTCTCTACTACTGTTTTTAATGACTTTGTTACTCCAAAAAAACCTAATTTTGATGATGTATCTCCTACTTCAACATCTCCATCTATTCTGCTCAACCCACTTAATACTCCACTACCTAAACTAGCTACACCATCCGTTATCGTACCACCACTTATTTGTCCTGATGCTGTTATTGTTGTTGCCTCAGTTATTGAACCTGTATTTGTTATACCCCCATCTGAATTATTTAAAGACTTACTTACAACATCACCATCCGCATCTACACTAAAACCAGTCATAGTTATTGTACCCATTGTTAAATCACCTGAGCCATCTAATGTAGTTATATCACTTAATGCCCCACCACTTAAACTAGTAACACCATCCGTTATCGTACCACCACTTATTTGTCCTGATGCTGTTATTGTTGTTGCCTCAGTTATTGAACCTGTATTTGTTATACCCCCATCTGAATTAT